ATGTCAAGAAGATGCAGGAACTCGTCAAGCCAATCATGCCTAAGATGCCGGTACAAGCGAATCGCATCGTGGTAGCAGCAGAACCAATGCGCGTTTTCGGAAAACGGTATACAGAAGTTCGGCGTGTGGCAGCTGAGACGGTTAAGCAGCTTCCGAAACTACATATCGACTATGATGCCGGGACCATGACCTTCAACGACGAGAACATCGACCTCAACCCGAATCTCAGCGAGGTAGCCAAGAACATCAAGAGCATCCAGAAATTCTTCTCAGGCATGGACTACTTTTACGGTGATGTCGAGCAGGCTAAGAAAGACTACTTTAAGTACATGACCTGGTATCTGGCTACCCCGTTCATGGCGTATCTGCGGTATTTTGCCTCAAGGAACAATTACGACACCAAACTGTTCCCGATGTACGGCGTAATTTACGGCGACTCAAACGGCGGCAAGACGACCTTTATTAAGTTTCTTGTCAAACTCATGTGCGGTGAGACCGTTAAGATGAACACTACGGAGGATTTCACAGCCACAAGAATCGATGGTCTCAAACGAGTATGCGAGGGACTGCCACTGAACATCGACGACCTCGCCAAGACCCAGTTCCAGAACCATTCAGAACGGGTGATTAAGAACGATGAATGGGGTATCTCGGACAGGCTCGTGAACTATCCTGCTGTATCCATTACATCCAACAAAATCACTTCTCTGACAAAAGACCTCTCAAAACGCGCTATTATCTGTCGAATCGGTGCTAAAATTGACAATGAGCGCGGTGCCAAGAACTCGAAGCGTGTAAATGAGAGTATGTCGGAGCTGACTACCGCGTTCTACGGGGAGTATGTCCGCCGGATGCTTGTTTGCATCGATGAGATGACGACGGAAATGCGTGAGAATGCGAATGGCAAAGAATACTTCCCGGATATCTTCCATGCCTCGTCCAGTGTCATTGCAGATATCTTCGAGGCTTGCGGAATCGATTTGCCGGACTATGTGCGTATCCTGTATTACAACGACTACATGGGTGATGAGAGCATTGGTCGTGCTGCGATTGAGAAAATCGAACTGGCATGGCAGGCAGACCCGAGTAAGTTCCGGGTGGACAAGAAGCAGAATCGGCTCATTTATACCTATCCACAGGATGGACCTTGGTACGAACTGAAATACATAGCAGACGAGCTGCCGAACTCCCTCGAAGCAGAGATTTCTGGCGGCAACCAGCTTATCATGAACTACGAGCAGGCACAGGAATTGTTCGGCATCAAGTTCCGGCGCTGGCTGGGAATCTTTAACCTCTAATACTACTAAAGGCAGGTCCTTTCCGGAGCCTGCCTTTTTATTTCGCAAAAATAGTTGTCCATTCGTGCGAATTGCGTACTATGAAGTATACAGGCAAGCTGAATAGCCGCTGAAAACAACTGCCAAGCAGAGAAAGGATAACACTATGAACGAGCAAAATTTCGTTGAAGATACTCAGGATTCTACTGAAGATATTCAGTATCAGGCGTATGTGGCACTGGTCGAGGATTTTAAGGAATTCATCGATACGACAGTAAAGGCCGGCAAGGATTCCTATAAGCATGTAGACTTGTTCAATGGCAAGTCTTTAGACGAATCCGTGACGCATACTGTGCCGCTGGAAGATGACAAGGCACAGCTTCTGGCTGCGGCATGCATGGACTTGGCAAACTCGACTCTGTGGCTGTATTATCACCAGAATAAGTTCAAGGATACAGAGTTCGCCGAGGTCGTCAACAACAACTATCCGAAATATCAGGTCCGAGTACAGCAGGAGATGAACCAAGAGGGAGGACAGTTTTATCTGCGCAGCTGGTATTCGCTGGCTCAGAAGATTTCCAGAGAATGCCAGTTGAAGGAATACGATGGCTACAAGCCCAAGGAGCAGATGACTTATGTGAATGTCTATCTGCTTGTCTACGCTGCTATGAAGTCGCTGAGAAACGGGTCTTTGAGCCGTATCATGGCAAACATCGAACATGACTCCGATAAAATCGGGAATCTTGCGTTCTACTTCTTTACTTATATCCTCGAAGTGTTGGAAATGCCTCTCGGATAAAAGAGTGACCCTGCACATGCCGCTTTTGGTGTGTGCAGGGCTTTTTTGTGTGTGGGGGATGGCTCGGAACAATATGCGGAACAATATCAAAGCTAAATCGACATTGTTCCGACAAGCTGATTTTGTTCCGCATTGAGCTTCGAAGTTTGGTGGGAGTTGTGCAAAGTTTACAAAATATATGGTTGATTTTCTACATTTCACTCAGGCAAATTCTGTAATGTTAATGTCAAAGGCGCAAATTTTTGAAAAAGCGGTGCAGAATATTTCTCTCAATAGGCTCATCCACAGAAAAACATGGGATACAACCGAAAACTCGCTGGAAAAAGCGCGGATTTCAGCAAAAACTCGTTGGGAAAATGTGCAAGGACACAAAACTGGTAGGAGTTGCAACTCATACACAATGCTGAGAGTTTTCTTCACTCGCGTTCATAAAAAATGGGTACGCCCGCACTATGTCGGCATACCGATATACGACGACCAAACGATGCAGCGCAGCCAGCGCCATTTTCGTTCTGAGCACAGTTTCCTCTTGCCAGGCTGTGCGAATGGCGTACACTGATAATTGTACGATAGATAGCAGCATAATAAACGACTTCCGTACAATTCATATTCTGACGAAGAAGAGCAGATTCACCAAAGTGGTGCGTCTGCTCTTTTTTGTTGCCAACGAACGAAAGAGGTGTAAAACCATGGCAAAACCCTGGACATCAGAAGAATTAGCGATTTTAAATCAGCGGTATCCGAAGGAGGGCGCGAGTGATGCGCTCGTAAAGACCTTGAACCGCACAAAACAGGCGATTCACTTCAAGGCCCAGCAAGTTGGGCTTCGCAACGCGAACCGAAAGAGATTCACTGACGAGGACATCAAAATTCTGAGAGAGAGGTATCCGAACGAGGGTGCCAGCAAAGACCTCCAGAAACTGCTCGGCAGAAGCGCCGCGACCATTAACAGAAAGGCTCGTCTGCTCGGCGTAGTAGGCGCTCGGCATTATTGGACCGAAGAAGAGTTGCAGATTCTGGCTGAGCGATACCCGAAGGAGGGGGCAAGCCAGGAACTGGTGCAACTGTTTCAGCACAGTGCCTATCTCATCAGTATGAAGGCTAACGCATTGGGGCTCCGATACGAAAACAAACGCCGGTGGACCAAGGAAGAGGAGGATATTCTCATGGAGAGGTATCCTTGGGAAGGTGCAAGCGGGGCCCTTTTGAAAGACCTCAACCGCAGCCGCGCTTCTGTCTTGAACCATACGAGCATCATGGGCCTTGTGTACCAGAAACGCTCGACTTGGACAGCTGATGAGGAAAAGGCGCTCCGGGAACGCTTTCCCGTGGAAGGTGCGAGCGAATCTCTGCAGAAAACTCTGAACCGAACGGGTACTGCCATCTACTGTAAGGCGATGCGCTTAGGATGCCAGAAACCTGCCCAAAAGAATCGCAAATAACCTCTTGCGCATCCGTGCGGCTCGAGGTATACTAACGATGTAATCAAAAAGAATTATCTTTTGCGAGGACTCCGCTAATGGCGCAGTTCTCGTTTTCTTTTTGCCCGGAATCCTGCAGAGCCGCAGAGCACCGGCACTACTTGCCGCCCGCAGCCAGCCAGCAGGAGACTCACAGGAAAACCAGCAGAAAGGCCCCGGTGCGGATGCCGCTGCGGGATAATGTATGTTCAGAACGGAAAGCAAAAAATGCTGCCGCCCAGATAATGGGTAGCAGCATTGTTTTTTGTCTAGGATAGTCAGAGATTATCGGTTAAGCATCAGACGCGAACGCCCATCTCGTCAGCCTTGTCATCCTCGACATCAAGATAGTAGTACACGTCACCGAACTCTAAGCCCAACTCATCGGCATACTTTTTCAGAGTGTCAGAGAACATTTTCATGTTAAAGCCATTACCGGGATGCTCTTTCTGCCATGCTTCGATTTCACGCTTCGAGGCGGCAACGCAGAGCCTATCTTCCTTGTCATCATCGTCAAAGGTGAATCCGTCTACCAGACGACGGTAGGTGTCGTCAGAAGCCTCATTCTGGATAACATAGGCAATGATAGCAGCCTTATTGTTGTAGTCTGAGTTCTCCGCAAAGAAATCCTCGATATCGCCATGGCGCACAACAACATTTTCATAGAAGTCCTTGATTTCGCTGTCGGCATACTCGTTCGTCATGACCTTCTCATGATTTTTGAGGAACTTAATGAAGGTTTCATCGCTCAGATTGTCCGCATAGAATCCGAGAGCGTCCACGCGGACTTTCACAAGGCTGCTCAGGAACTTCTCCATCTTTGCAAGGACATGCTTTGCTGTGAATGCTTTTTTCAGGTTTATGGTGTAGTAAAAAACAGGGAAGTCTTTAATATCAACGCCGCTATCCCTAAAATTTTCTCCCACTTTGTCGATAGGCTTGTGCAAGAAGGGCGCATATTTGTACAGCGCATCGACATCGGTGATGTAATCGGTAATGTACAACTCATTGTTTTTGCTGTAGTGTCCCAAGAGCCCTACGGCCGCAGAGAGGCGAATGCCACGCTGGAAATTTGTCCAATCGAAAGTAACGGGATAAATGACATTCGCAACAGTACCGTCCTCAGAATACTCGACGGGAGCTGAGCAGCGATGAATACCGAAAAGGTCATAGCCGTCCTTGTGGATGCTCATGTACTGATTTTCGAGGATGACCAGATTATACAGCGGCAACGCCATCGGAATCTGCGCTTTCAGGAATTCGAGAAAATAATTTACGTTCTCGTGAATCCAAGTGTAGTCGTCCACGGTTTCGATGTGTTTCTTTGACTCCACGACATCCTCACCTGGAAGAGGCTCGTAACCGCATGCCTGACGAAGCTCGTTTTCCGTCACGGCATCCGTTGCCTTGGCGATTTTCTTCAAAGTCACCTCGGTAGGCTGAGACTGTGTTTTGCCGTTCGCAAGACGGTTCACATATACGCGACCAAGGTGCGATGTCTGGGAGAACTGCTCCTGTGTCCGCGTACCGATGGCTTTCTTGACGAGCGCCGCTAATTTATCAGGGTCATACCCGGAATTGTTTTTGCCGTCACTCTCGAAAACTGAATCCTTCTTGTTCAGCCAGCCGTCAAGAATCGAATACCCGATATCATGTAAGGAGGCGCACACATGTCCGTCAATGTTCCTGTCTGGTTTTGGTGTGTGTTCATTATCCTCGAGAAATTCAACCTTCTTGCATAATAGCGCACGCTCATTAGCAAGAAGTATATCTGGAGCGTTCAATTCAGCAAGTTTCGTAACGCGTTCATTGCTGTCTTTGAGTCTTCTGGTCAAAAACATAATGTCGCCGAGTTGGTCAGGAGAGAATTTCTTGAAAACATCTGTACCGAGTTCGATTTTAGTGATGACAGGGAGAGTAACAGATGTATCGATGTCTTTGGCGTATTGCAGGATAGCATCGACAACAAAGTAGTAGTTATCATATGCTTTGTAATCGATATGGACAATGGTATCCGTTTTCTTTATCGGGACAATCGTACCTTTGCCATCTTTAACTCCATAGAAAGCCGAAACGGATAGAAAATCGTCAATGACCTTTTCATCAACATGCAATGCCTTGGCAATCACCGGCAGCTGCTTGCGAAGCAGGACAGGGGCGTTCAGCTTGATGGAAAACATACGGCGACTCCTTTCGCGTGTATCATTTTGTAGCTTTGTGTATTATTCTGCAACTATTATACAAGGACGCAAATAGAATTGCAATAGAGAAAACAACAAAAAGATACAAAAAAGTACACGAGAATACAAGAACGGATGGTACAGGAAAGGGTTCGCCTTGTTTCCGTTCTGGACGAAGCAGTTTGGGAAAGGTGACGCGCTGGGAATTCAGCTGCTGCCGTTCGGTAGGCTGCTAACGGGCTGCAGAAAGGAATGCGGCAAGCCCGGTGACTGAAAATATACGTGTTCGGTGCTTGGCAGTTGCACATTTGTGCGAATTGGATACAATGGAGAATATAAGCTGATGTAGTGTATGAGCCGCAGAGATTCGTTCTCTGCGGCTTGATTTTTCTCGAAAAGAGGTACAAAAGATGCGGAATCGGAAGAAAGCTCAGAAGGCGGCTTCGCTCGTTATGGCGGTCATGATGACCTTGACCCTGGTGCTCGGTACGGTGGTGCTGGCCGTTTTGCAGACGGCAGCAGTTTTCTAAAATCTCATAGTTTGTTCTAGCCCCGCGTGGATGAAATGTCTGCGCGGGGCTTTTTTGTTTTTGCGGAGGAAATCATCATGGCGGAAAAAAAGCGGCAATATTCACGAGCGCTCGCACAAAAACGGTGTCTGGAAGCGATTGAGCGAGCCATTCTAATCAATAAGAGCGAGGCGGAAAGACCTTTCGTGTTTCAGGTACAGGAATTGGTCGTGTTCGGACCTCTGGTCGATACCGATGCGCCTGCGGTCCACGGAGTAGATATCCTTGCGACTACGGCGCGGCATCACAGATACCAGAATCGGGACGAGGCATTTCACAGTGACAGCGAGGATTTCATCAATAAGTATGCTCCGTTCAGCATCTGTTCGTGGCGGTTCCGGGAAGAGTTCCCGGAAAAGGATATGCTGAACTACCTCAAAGGCCGGCACATGGGTATCGTAACGATGTACGGGCAGCAGGCTAGGGCTTTGCTCGATGATGGCAGATTCTTCACCATCATCCGAGACGGCAGGGTTCAGGCTGACCAGTTGGATGCCTTGAAGGAACTGTTCCGAGGTCGGGCATGAGCGCCGTTACGCTGATGCAGGGAGACTGCTGCGAGGAACTGAACGGGATTCCGGCACATTCCGTGAACCTTGTCTTAGCGGACCCACCATACGGTATTACGCATCAGGCTTGGGATACGGTATTGCCGTTTGAAGACTTCATCGAGAAGGACGGGAAGCGACTAAGCCTGACAGAGTTTCTTCTTTCCTGCTACAAGGCGGGAATTTCCTATGCTGATGCAATGTCCGATTGGACCCAAAACAAACAGCAGGGGATTTGGAAGCAGCTGGATAGAATCCTGACCGAAAACGGCGCAGTGATTCTTTTCTCGGCGGGAGCATACACCAAGACCCTGATGGACAGCAAAGTCATCCCATGGCGATATAACCTCATCTGGCAGAAGACATCTCCGGTAGGATTCCTCAACGCGAACCGGATGCCGCTGCGAGCGCATGAAGACATCCTAGTGTTTTACAGGAAACTGCCCACCTACAACCCGCAGAAGACCTCAGGGCATCCGAGAAAGGTCTCAACGGCTGAGCATAAGCGGAACTCCAAGATGACTGAGGATTATGGGAAATACAAGGCAAAAAGCTACGACAGCACCGAGAGATTTCCTACGAGTGTACTAACTTTTGCCACCGATAAGCAGAAATGTGCGGCGCACGGAACACAGAAACCCGTAGCGTTGTGTGAGTGGCTCATCAGGAGTTACACAAATGAGGGCGATACGGTCCTTGATTTCTGTATGGGAAGCGGCTCGACCGGCGTGGCGGCAATAAATACGAATAGAAACTTTATCGGCATCGAAAAGGATGCCGATTTTTTTGTTGTTGCGAAAGAGCGAATCGCTGATGCGGCGCAAAGCCGTTGAAGATAACGCTATTTGTTTTCGCACAGCGACAAACAAAAAGCATCTTAAACACACGCGTGCGTTCAATAAATGAGCGCGTGTGTTTTTTGTGCATTTCGCGCTTTTAACGCTCATTTTTTGTAAATAAGTATCCGATGCGGAGCGATTCTGCATCGGTTTTTTATAGGACCAAAAATGAATAAGAACAAAGTATACACGCATGTTTCGCTATTTTCTGGTTCAGGTGGACTTGATATCGGCTTGGAACAGGCGGGGCTTCATACGGTATGGGCGAACGACTTCAATCATGATGCCTGCGAGACTCATAGGCTGTGGAGTAATGCCACGGTCGTAGAAGGTGATATCGGGAAAGTAGACTACGATACCATCCCGGATTGTGATATTGCTTCCTTTGGCTTCCCGTGCCAGGGTTTCAGCCTGTCGGGACCAAGGAAAATCGACGATAGCCGGAATGTGCTCTACCGGCATTGTGTCAAGCTGGTCGAAAAGAAGCAGCCAAAGCTGTTTCTTGCTGAGAATGTCAAAGGCTTGCTGACGCTGGGCGGCGGGAAAATCAAGGACGCTATCATCGCAGATTTCGAGAGCAAGGGATATGTGGTGTCCATCAACCTTGTCAATGCTGCGGACTATCATGTCCCGGAAGATAGACAGCGAATCCTCCTTGTGGGCATCCGAAAAGACCTTGCTGAGAAGTATGGCGTAGAGTTCAAGGTTCCTGCACCGTTTCCTGACCGTATCAGTATCCGGCAGGCATTAGAGGGTTTAGCCCCGGCGACGGACGATGAAATCTGCAAAGAAGCCTATTCCTCGCGCTACATGTCCCGGAACCGGAAACGCGCATGGGACAGCGTATCGTTTACGATTCCCGCGATGGCAAAGCAAGTGCCTCTCTGGCCAGGTTCGCCTGACATGGTGAAGGTCGGCAAAGACCTTTGGCAGTTCGGGGAGAAAGGCAGTACAAGGCGCTTGTCCTATAGAGAAGCAGCCGCTATCCAGACATTCCCGAAAGATATGGTCTTTTGCGGGAATCTGACGAGCAAGTATAAGCAAATCGGGAATGCAGTGCCTTGCGAACTTGCAAGAGTCGTGGGCACGGAACTGTACCGTATCCTGAATAAAATTGAAGAGCAAGAAAGTCATTGCCCGGCATGAGTAATTCGTGCCGGATTTTTTATTGGAGTCATCATGCCAGAGATAAGAAAATACACCGTCGTTGACCTATTTGCAGGTGTAGGTGGATTGAGTTACGGGTTTTCAAGGAACGACAGATTTGAAATCATCTTGGCGAACGAGATGCAAAAGGATATTGCGAAAGCATATACCCTCAACCATCCCACGGTCAATATGCTGCAAGGAAATATCAAAGACCTGTCCGAAAATGTCCTCTGTCAAACGATAGGAAACCGGACAGTTGATGTCGTAGTCGGTGGTCCGCCGTGTCAGTCGTACTCTACGCTGGGAAAACGCCAGATGGATGCGCGGGCGAATCTCTTCATGGAATACAAGCGCGTTCTCTGTATCCTGCATCCGAGAGCCTTTCTGTTTGAGAATGTAAAAGGCATTCTGAGCATGGATAAAGGAACCCTGTTCGAGCATGTCCGCAAAGAATTCGAGGATATTGGGTACAGCCTCCAATACAAAATCCTCAATGCCGTAGACTACGGTGTACCGCAGCTGCGAGAACGGGTCATTCTAGTTGGGTTCTTAGGCGAGAATGCCTTTCAGTACCCGGAACCTACACACGGAGAAGGACTACTGCCGTATGTGACGCTGCATGATGCGCTCAAAGACCTGCCTGCGCTCTCGTGCGGGGAGAAAAACACCGTGTATGCCGCCCCTCCCGACAATACATTCCTTCAATGGGTCCGGCATGGTGGTTCCGATACGCTTACGGAGCATAAAGCCCCGAACAACAGCGCCCATCTTCGCAGAATCATGGCGGCGCTCAAAGATGGGCAAGGCAAAGATGATTTGTCGGAAGAACTCAGACCTAAGAGCGGGTTCAAGAACACCTACGCGAAACTCTGGTGGGAGAAACCTGCTACTACCATCACACGGAACTTTGCCTGCCCCTCCTCATCGAGATGCATCCATCCGAGAGATTCAAGGGCACTCACGATACGAGAAGGAGCACGGTTGCAGAGTTTTCCGGACAACTATCAGTTCTACGGCTCGGATTGCCTGAAACGCTTAGAAATCGGAAACGCGGTTCCGCCGCTGCTTTCGGTAGCACTAGCCGAGCAGATGCTGAAAGCACTCGACTCAGAAAATAACATACCTACTGATTTTCGGCACTAAATAGCCGGGAGTAAGGACTACTCATGAATAACAAAAACGCCGAATGGCAACGAGAATACTACTTGACACATGACAAGTACCGGATGCAGGGGCAAGGGACAGATTGCTATAAGGTCGTCAAGAGTCTTACTCGTATCCTGCAACTGCCTACCAGTGCGAAACTTACGACAGATAACGAATCGGTCATCGGTGATTTTCGGCTGAATCGTGGCGAGTATGGTCTTGAACCCTACGATGAATACGCTATCAAGGTGGATGATACCTACGGTGCGTCTTTGTACATTCTTGTCCATAGAAAGGCGGATACGACCTTCCTATGCCCGATTCTAGTGGGCTTTGAGGGCGAGAGTACCTGCGCCATGGTCAAGCCTACCGATAACTGGCGGATGCGAGAAATGGCGGCATTCGTTGAGCTGAGAAGGGCCGAGAAGGAATTCGGCGTGGACGGGCTGATGATGGCGGTGAACACCCGGAATGGGGTATACGGCTACCTTTCCGTTCTGAATAAGTCTGGCAACCTGCTGGAAAAGTGGCTGCGAACCGAGCGCGATTCCCTGCATATACGGAACTCTGTGACGGCTCCGAGTTCAGCGGCGCTGATTCTCCAAATCTGGCTGCACACGATATGTCTTTGGAAACGGCGGTGTCTGAGCCGAAAGGTTGAGCAGCGCATCGTACATGCAAGCGGCGAGCAGGAATCGGTAAGCGATGTCAGAGAATACATGAATACCTCCAAGCAGACTATCGTGGACCTCAAAAAGGGCATCGTGGTTTATGTGAATGACGGTGCCAGGAAACATGCATTTGCGGGGTTCTGTGTACTCCAATCTGAGCGCTGCGGGCATTTCCGGCACTTGCAAAGCGGAAGAGTCGTCTATGTACGACCTACGACCGTGCATTACAAGAAGCTGAACCTAGAAAAGGCAATCAGTCAGACTGCCAAGCCGGTAATTTACCGAAACACGGAAGATTTCCTACGCGAGAAGTCCTACCTCGAAAACGATGTGCTCATGATGCTGAAATGCAATGGCATTGAGTATCAGCGGGAAAAGATGTTTCCGTGGATGGGGAAGAAGCGTCTTGATTTCTTCCTGCCAGGCAAGAACATCGCCATCGAGTGTCAGGGCGTGCAGCACTTTTACCCCTACGGCAGCGATGACAAGGATTTCGAGGCACGAAAGCAGCGGGACACCGACAAGTATAACGAATGCGCCAGCAACGGCGTGCAGGTTATTTATTACATGAGCGAGTTAATTCCGGTGCCTGACGAGATGGCGAGGAAATACCGATATGTGACCAACCTCGACGAGTTGCTGGCGATTCTTAACGATAAATAATTGATTTTTACACCTCCGATGTTACGGCATCGGGGGTTTTGTTTTTGGGAGGATACTATGAGTAAGGGAATGCGTACAGAGGATGAGGTTCGTGACAGTGCCAAGCTGGTTCTTGGCTTCGATAGGGAGGAATCCGGCGTACAGCAGGGAACAGGGCAAATCACCACCTTCAACCAGCTGGGATTCTGTGGCTGTAATGATAAACCGGATGGCTGGTATCTGCCGGATGACGCCAGCAAACCCGCCATCATTCTGGAGACGAAATCGGAAGCAGAAGGCGTTTCCAAGGAAAAGCATGTCAAGGAACTGTTCAAGAACATCGATGTGGTTGCCAAGAAATACTCCAAGACCATCGGTATTCTCTACAGCGGCAGTGCTATCCGTGTATTCAGAAACAAAATCGAGTTGTCGGATGCGTCCAAGCGTTTGGAAAACAAGGACTACTATATCCGCCTGTGTACGAGCCAGAAACTCGACAGTAACTACATCTTCGAAATCACGCAGAAAATCAACAACAGCCTACATTTCAAGTTCGGCATGACGGACTTGCAGGACCGTATGATTTTCACAGCTTGTGCCCTTGTCGCTCAGCGTTACAACCCTCAGAACGGTCTTCAAAAGCTAAAAGACATGGATTACAGCACCTTCCATAACTGGATTTACAGTGCCCTGTCTAAGGCTCTGGAAGAGGATAAGAAGCAGAATAGCAAGCTGGATGTACTCTTGGAGGAGTACGCCTCTGTCCGTATGTCTATTACGGAGAATCAGGAAGCAATCAACGATTTCATCGACAATGTCTGCCAGATTGCCGACCTCGTCAATTCCGATAACTGGAATGGCGAAGATGTCATGGCTATTTTCTTCAATGAGTTCAACCGTTATCGCGGTAAGGCTCAGGCGGGACAGGTGTTTACCCCTGACCATATTGCATCCTTTATGTACCGACTCATTGATGTGAATATGAATGACCGGGTTTTGGATGCCACCTGTGGTTCCGGCACCTTCCTCGTAAAGAGCATGTGCAATATGATTCGTGAGGCAGGCGGTAGCACTACCAGCAAGGCGAAGCAAATTAAATCTGAGCAGTTGTTCGGTATCGAGATGTACCGGAAAGTTTACGCTCTGGCCTGTGCCAACATGATGATTCACAAGGACGGCAAGACCAACCTAGTGCAGATGGATGCCACCTCGGCTGAGGCGACTGAGTGGATTCGGAAGCAGAAAATTACCAAGGTCCTGATGAACCCGCCGTATGAGAGGCGGTACGGTTGTGCAACAATCGTTGCTAATGTGCTGGACAGCGTTCCTGCCGGTACGAAGTGTGCCTTCATTCTCCCGGATAAGAAGATGGAGAAGGAATCCAAGCTGAAAGCCTTGCTGGAACGGCATACTCTAATCACTATCATCAAGCTGCCTGAGAACCTTTTCTTTGGTCTGGGCGTCACTACTTCCATCTTCATTTTTGAAACCGGCAAACCTCAGAATGGGCGCAATATCAAGGGCTACTATGTAGCCGATGACGGTCTGGAGACGGTCAAGAACAAAGGTCGGCAGGATGTACATGATAAGTGGCCTGCGCTGGAAGATTACTGGGTCAAGGCAATACAGGATGACAACGATGACCGCTACAACACCCGCCAGCTTATCAATCCGGCTGAACATCTGTCCTATCAGATGCCGGAGAAGCCTTTTGAATTGTACGAGGAAGATTTCATCAAGACCGTGATGGACTACGAGATGTACAAGCGTGGCATCAACGCTAAGGAGTTCGGAGACAAACTGCTGCAGAAGGTGCTCTACGGTTCGACTGTGACCGGCACTGAGGAAGGCACGAACATTCTGGTGGAGAAGGAAGAGGAAAATAATGGGGAAGATTGATACTTCTGAATGGAAGGAATTCAAACTCGGATATATTATTGTCGGAAATAAGAAGCAAGGCCATGGTCTTTTCGAAATTGTCAATTCGGTTGCTTATCATGGCAAAGATGTTACCGAGACGGATTCGGATGATGGAATCAATTATATTACTCGGAGCAAGTTCAATAACGGATTAAAGGCAAGGGTCGTTCGCTTGGATAAATTCAAGGTGAATCCTGCAGGAACCATTTCTTTCGGCGCAGAAAACGCAGATTTTTTCTACCAAACGGAGCCTTATATCACTGGCAACAAAATGTATTATATCGACACGACTGCATTATCGGAGCGTGCTTGCCGTTTCCTTAAAAGCATTATGGAAGCAACATTTACTGCCAACTATTCATTTTCCGACGGTATGATTCCGGCCAGAATTTACGATGAGTGCATCAAACTCCCCGCCACCACTAACGGAGCCCCCGATTGGGCTTATATGGAATCCTACATAGCAAACCTTGAAGCCAAAGTCGCCGAGTCGCTGACCCTGCTGCAGGCTGCGAAGGATGCGGAGAAGAAAAAGGTGGATACGAGAGAGTGGGGAGAGTTCCGGGTGGGGGAACTGTTTGACATTCATCCAACCAAGGCTTATAAATGCACAAATGCAGAATTGCTTGATAACGGAGAAACACATGTCGTTGTTAATTCAGCATACAACAACGGAATCGGTGGGCTAAGCACACTTAAACCTACTGAGCAAGGCAACATGATTACCTTTAGTGACACGGTGGATGCTAATACCATTTTTTATCAAGATAAGCCTTTTATTGGGTATCCTCATGTGCAAGGGCTTTATCCTATTGGAATCTTTCGCAAGAACTGGACCGAATTGAGTTTGAAGTATTTTGCTACGGTGTTTCGTCAGAAGGCTTTATCAATCGGATTTGATTACGGCAATAAATTTCGACGGGACATCGCAGTCAGATTGTACATCCTTCTTCCCGTGGACAAAACCGGCCAGCCTGACTGGGCGTATATGGAAGAGTATATGAGGAAGATGGATGAGAAAGCTAAGAATGTACTAAACCATTTTGAAAAGGACAAAAATGGTGTATAATAACTATGGACTATCTAAAATCGGAAAAATATCTGTCGCGAAAAAACACTTATGAGTAAATCAGAAGAGAAAAATTAGAGATATGTGAAAGGAGGTCTTGTAATGTATCCTACTGACTTATGCTGGGAAACCGGTGAGTTTACAGATGATTGCTGTTGCGATTTTTGCGAACATCGTGAAGAGTGCAGTGGCTATGATAAGAATGATGATGACGACGATTGATATGACACAGTAACGAACAAAACCGTAATAAGCGCTCACCATGACATTGTAACCACCATCACCCCCAAAAAACCATCGTAGTCCTTATTCAGTACTCGACGCTGAGGCAGATGTCTTGAACAAACCACCAATACATCCGTCCAGAGCGTCTTCGTCCTCACAAAGGATTTTGGCAACTTGGATATTGACTGAGTCATTGAGATTGGCCTTGAGTAATTCACGAAGCGTGGTATAATAAGACTATCACAAAGGGTTTGAGCCTCCCATCGTAATCAGTAGCATGCTGACTGCGGTGGGAGGTTTTTGGTTTAATATAGATAGGGGGTTCTAAGATGGACGGGAAAGATAAAAGGATGGGATTGACAAAAGATGGAATCTTCGCGATATGTACGGAATACTACGAAAAGTTACAAAGAGTTAATCATGAAATGTACTCCGAAAACAAAAACGGACCCGTCGCACCAAACGAATATGCGTTTTATAATGAACTGAAAAGTCAAGAGCGTATTACAGGCTTGGACTGCCCGGATGGGTACACTTATTATACGATTGCCGCCAAAGCAAAGGAAGCATATCTATGCTTGGATTTCGGTCTTTATGGGGCAGCATTACAGCTGGCACTTACATTGCCCGATACATGTGGAGCAATCGCATATGCCCATTTTGGCAAAGCTTGGGTAAGAAATCGATATGAAAAATGGTTTGATGAATATGTAATAGAGAATGGTGGTCCGGATGGGAAAGCACTCGCAGACAACGGATTTACTGGGGAAAAATGTTACTATCTAAGAAATAAAATTTTGCATGAAAATACAACAAGTGGATACGATTTCAAACTGACGATTTCAAACGCATCTGGAAAGATAATTGATAACAAACACATGCTGATTGAAATTGGGATTCCTATTATTTGCTCTGCAATTCTCGAAGGAGTTGGAAACTTTATACAGCTTGACTATCCGGCTCCACAAGATTACAAAACTTATGGGTACAAAATTTTTTCTACCGTCGCCAGTATAGAGAGTTTGAAAAAGGTGACAGATTATTTTGATAATAAAGATAACATGTAAATAAAAAACATAAGAACAAACGAAAATTCCTTGTGCCATTTCTTGTACAATTGAAAATTGCAAAAACAAATGGTATAATGTAAATAATTGAAATCATCTTAGTACCAACTAATAAATACCAACAACCCAAACAAATCCCATCATAAAAGGAGACATACCATGTCCACCCTCAAAAACGGCGAGTTCGGCATCGACTTGGACAAAGAGAAAATTCTCTGGACCGACCGAAAACGCCACACCATCTTTTCTCTACCGCTGTCTTTTACGAAGTACACCCTGACCGAGAACAAACTCATCATCCAGCGTGGCTGCTTTAACCTGCGCGAGGACGAGATTCAGCTGTACCGTGTCCGGGACATCGCGTTCAAGCAGAACTTCTATGAGCGCCTTTGCCGTGTCGGCAGCATCCATCTCTGCTCCACGGATGCTATGACGCCGGAAATCGACATTCGCCGCATCAAGAACCCGCGTGATGTCAAGGAAGTGCTTTCTAAGACCATCGAGGCTTGCAGGAAAGCAAATGGTATCCGTACTTCGGAAATCATAGGGGACCATGGCCGCTTCCCAGAGCCTGACCCGCATGGTATGCCGCTTGAACCTTGCCACGAACATCCTCATGACTAATAATAGCCAGTACAGATTCAGTTCTGTGCGGGCTATTTTTGTTTCCAAAAGAAATTTTCGGAAAATCCGGCCTAGTCGGATTTCAGGGTGATGGGGTAGTTGACCAGCTATGCGAACGACCTAGAATTGAAAGTGCATTAAGCAAATACCCATTAACACAAAGGAGAATCCATCATGGGAACTAACATTCTGAAATTTGAGCTCACCGTAGGCAGAACTTTGGACGACAACACGCTCGATACCATTACCGCTTCCATCGGCATTCCTGTCGAGGCCAATGACGAAGCGGTTAACGATGCACTGAACAACGATGAACTGGTTGCGAATGCTGTCGGCGTATTGTACGACCTTGCGGCCTATATGCGCCCGCAGTGGCTGGATGGCGAGGACACCGGCATGACCCTAGAAACCTATTTCGGTGACAGCAAATGTCAGACCCGAAATGGCTTCGTGACGATGGATAAGAAAGGGTACAGCTTCGACCTCGAAGATTAAGCTGAGCCAATTAGGAGTCTTGCCTGCATCAGCGGGTGAGACTCCTTTTTGCTGTGTAGCTATAAAACATAGTTGACGACCCGTGCGACTGGCATACAATAGGACATACTGAACAGCGTTGACAGCGTTGCTTCGGTAAAGACGAATAGAGTCCAGAGCCGACCTTAAATGCTCACTACGAAGAAAGACCTGCCTGCGGCTAACAGGCGGGTCTTTTCTTTTTGCGGGCATTTTTTTGCTTTGCCAAAAATGTATCTAATCCGTGAACATATAGCGTTCATCGTTGTATTCAATACAACTTCATGGTATAATGCAAGTATCAAAACAAGCAAAACATTCCGTATCATCGAAGATATTTCAGAGGCATGTCTATGAAGCGATTCCTCTCGTTTATCCACAAAACGCTCTTCCTTCTTGCTGTCGCAACCATTTCTGTAGCGTTCGAGGGATGCAGTGAGGTGGCAGACAAGACGATTGACGGCATCAAGGACTTGCCTGCGCAAATCATTCAGATGGCAACTCCTGAGACTGTCGAGTCGGTGGGTTCGGAGAAAAACATGACGCCTGAGACCGCAGCCACGGAATACAACTACATATACTTCCGGTACAATAATCAGTGGGTCACGAATAAACTCATCAGCTACGAGGTAGTCGATGACGGGCAGAATATAAAGTTTACCGTAGAAGGTAACAGTGTAGCCAGCTATTATACTAGCATGGCAAATGTCGTGCTCATGCACAAAGACGAAAACAACATACGCACACAGAATATATACGAAAAACTGGCGGAGGGGACAACATATGGCTGATGCACAACGAGGACAGTTTGTAGTTGATTGCAAAAGCGGAGAAGCGGCCGGCATTATTTATGGCTTGGTGCATGATAAGACCCTGTTCCGCCCGGAACTCGACCTTGCAAATGCGCATCCGAAGAAATTCGATAACGAGCATGTTTTCCCACTCGACATGTTCATCAACAGCGATTATATGCTTAAACTCAACAGGGAAGAGTTTGTAAAAGAATTAAAGCGGCTGTTCGATGAGGATAAAATCGGGTATGCTCAGGTGGTTGTCGCTACTGACATCCATGATTTACATCGCATCGTGGTCCTGACAGACCCTACACAGAAGGATAAACTGAGTCGGATTGCTGTATCTCTGTTCGGCGTACCGAAAAGGGAAGCAAGACGAATTATCGCCAAGTATCAGGCTCAGTAAAAAGCGAGGAGGATAAAAGAATGCTGGCAAATATCGCAGTTTTACGAACTGTTAAAGCAAATGTAAATGAAGCAATTATGGTTGCGTTGCCCTCGATTTTGTTCGAGAGTTCGCACGACAAAAAAGATACACAGAAATACTATCTGCAGGGTCCTGCGGCTGAATATATTCCTGTTGAGATACCGGATACTTATGCCAAGAAATTCTCCAAGTGCGCTACGGCATTGGCGATGCAGCTTGTCCTTCTCAGCAACAAGACGAAAGGCTTCTTTGGTCCTGAAATCTGCAATGTGGAGGGCAAAGATATCCAGACTGCCCGGAGTATCATAAACTCCATCATGGGCGAGAGACAGGCAAGGTTTTATAGCGCAAAGCTGAACGATGAAGTGTATGATACGCAATATGCGGTCAGCGAATATGCGGTTGAGAATTGGGCAGACGACATTGTCCCGCCCGTTGTCATCAACAGCTGCATCTGGGCTATCGTGGCAAATACCGCAGCAGAGATGCAGAAGGACAACCGTTTCCTGCGCAGAAAGGAAATCTGCGATACAGAGTTTTTTGAAATCGCGACCCGCATTTACAATGAGTTGCTGGGGTTTGCAGCGAAAAAATACGAAATCTTAGACATTGGTGAATGACTATGAGTGTCAACCTTATTGAGGGCAATATCTTAACACTGCCGACTCGTAACGAGAATACTATCATCTGCCATCAGGTGAACTGTCGTGCCGCAATGGGTGCGGGTCTTGCCAGACAGATTCGTGATAAGTGGCCCGTCGTGTTCGACGAATATGTGAAAGTTTGCAGTCCAAAGAAACTCGGTGACTTTCAGGTGGTTCAGGTCGCCCCGCAGCTATATGTCGCCAACCTGTTCGGGCAATCAAGCTTTGGCAGAGATAAGCGTCAGACGAACTACGCGGCGCTGGGAACGGCTCTTTTCAGAGTAATGAAAGAACACCCTGACGCAACTTTCCGCGTTCCTTACGGTCTCGGCTGCGGGTTGGCAGGCGGAAACTGGGTGACAGTGCTGAATCTCATTGAAGAAGCCGCCAATGCTTGGAATGTGAACGTTGAGATTTGGGTGCTGCCCAAAAAGTAAAGGATTAGCATGTACAATACCAACTACAAATGCGTCAAGCCGTTCGATGTATGGCTTGATGCCATCGGTCAAGATGGCAAGAAAATTCCATATCGGGTAAAGCGCGGGACCATCTGGCGCTTGGAATGGTGCGGCGGCGAGCAGAACTTCAAGGAACTTTCAGGTCCGGATAAGATGCACATTACGCTGCCAGATGAATATATTGAACAACATTTCAAAAAGGTGTAAGTATGGGTAACTATTGCCCATATACGAACGGAAATGTCGTTTACTTGAAATGTCTGGAGTGCGAAGACAAAATCTGTGAAAAGGGTTGGTTCTTCTGCGGGCTAGGCGGAACGCCCATGTCAATGACAAAATCCCGCAAGCAGATGTCGAAATACCTCGACAGAATGCTGGCAAAACGGGAAAAGGTCGTCATTGTAGCAGAATCCGGTAAGAAGATGGCTGCTTTGGCAGCTATGTACGCCAGCGAGCGGGGATACTCTTTCATACCTGTTGCAAATGATGATTTGCCCACATACCTCGCCAAACAGCAGCAAAAAGGATGTGTAGTGTTTGATGGAGCCGAAAACGAACGAGAAATCGAAAACACCTGTCGTGAGCTGCGCATACCGCTGCGGCACTGTAGATTGGAAGGAGCGTAAAACTATGATGTACCAAAAGCTGGTTCGGGATAATATCCCGGCTATCATTGAGAAGAACAGGGAAACCTGTCTGACGCGCACGCTGTCCGACAAAGAGTACGAGAACGCTCTGATGAACAAACTGTATGAAGAGGTCGCCGAACTGCTGGAAGCCTACACTGCCAAGGAGCGGAGTGCTCTTGACTGCGCGGAAGAAATGGCGGATGTGATGGAGGTCCTGTACGCTATGGGTAAGACTTGCGCTGTTTCCAAACGAGAAATTGAACAGGTCAGAAGTCAGAAAGCGTCGGAGAAGGGGATTTTCTCAAAGAAAATCTTCTTGGTTTCGACAGAAAAGTGAAAGGAGCGGTTTGTGACGCAGCAAGACGCAGTGCGGTTAATCAGAAAACTGATTTTTGCCAAAAACAGTCAAGACCTCACGCATTTTAACCGGTGTGTAGACGAAATTGCACAAACCTTGGACGAGCAAGGCGACAAAGAAGGCGCTCGTGCTATTCGCAGCACCTCCCGTGATGGCTATGTGAAATCGTACTACGAGGCAAGTCGGCAAGCACAGCCTCTCGGTAGCCCCTTTGTCAGCTATAAACCTGCGTTCGTCATCGACAACAAGGATATCGCACTATGGCATGCGAAGAACGATAATCCGCCGATGCGAGTTCGACACATTTTAGAGTACGTCGAAAACGGGGAGATGGTCGGAAAAGATGTGCTGGAATACGATGCAAGCACCGATAAATGGCACCGTGTTGAGGCGGAATGTATCGAGTTGGTATAGGGGCACTGCATCACCCATGCTCCTCTAACCTCTTTCTGCTGGCGGTTAACAGATAAAATAAAATATACAAACAGCGATTTTTATCCACAGCCTCTTGCACATTCGTGCGAACTGCATACAATCTAAATTATAGACTAAAAACTGTACCCTGGCGGCTGTTTAGTGGCTGTCAGGGTCTTTTTGTTGCCTGCCATTCTAGTATTCGGAGGGATTACAATGACGCTCAAAGACTTGTCCAGCGAACAGCAGGACCTTGTACGGCTGGCGCTTGACGGGAAAAACGTGTTGTGCGATGCCTGTATCGGAAGCGGTAAGACATCCACAATCAATGTTTTGTGCAACGAGTTTGATTCCTCTAAGGAAATTCTGTACCTGACCTATAACCGGCTTTTGAAACTCGATGCACAGGAAAAGATTCTGAACGATAATGTCACGGTCCAGAACTATCATGGATTTGCCTCTAAAATCCTGTACCGGCGCGGCATCAAGAATGTCGGACAGGGCGAGCAGATTGGGATGGTTTTGAAGAAGCGCGTTCCTGTCGGGCACTTTGATGTGCTTATCATCGACGAGTATCAGGACATCAACGAGGAAATCTCGAAGATGCTCGAATACATCAAGGAATCGAACCCCGGTCTTCAAATCATCGCGGTCGGGGACATGAAGCAGAAAATCTATGACCAGACCTCGCTGGATATCTGGTCGTTCATCCATAAGTTCTTAGGCAAGCACACGCAGGTCAATTTCACGCAATGTTTCCGCCTGTCCCATGACCTTGCACAGCGGCTCGGAAATATCTGGGGCAAGGATATCAACGGCGTGAACAAGAACTGTAAGGTATCGACCATGTCCCGCGAGCAGGTGGTAGACTATCTGGATACCAAGAACCCGAAGGATGTCCTGTGTCTCGGTGCCAGAACGGGGTCTATGGTCAAGGTCCTGAATGAACTGGAAGCAAGACCCGGCAACCTCTATGACAAGAACCATGTATATGCCAGCATCAAGGAACCAGACGGCGAAAAGCATGTAGCACCCGGCGCAGATGTCGGTATCTTTACGACCTTTGACGGCAGTAAAGGCATGGAGCGCCCTATTTGCGTTGTCTTTGATTTCACGGAATCCTACTGGTGCTCCCGTGTATTTCAGCCTATGGCGCGGTATGAGATTCTGAGAAACCTTTTCTGCGTTGCGGCGAGTCGCGGTAAGGATGAGGTCATCTTTGTAGAGCCTCCGAAAAAAGAGGACAGATTTGGGCTGGTCAGCGATAAGACCCTGATGACTCCCGTCAAGATGAATCAGGAGTTCAATACAAAGTTCGATATCTCTGAGATGTTCGATTTCAAGTTCGATGAGGATGTAGAGCACTGCTACCAGCTTATCAATACGACGCCGGTGTTCCATAAGGATGTGCATGAAATCGAAATCAAGCATTCGGATGCGATGATTGATTTAGCTCCCTGCATCAGCATCTACCAGCAGGCGAACTTCTTCGACTACTACGATATCGACAGCGCGATTGCCTTCTACATGTACCTGCATAACGACAAAAAGGTAGCGCTGCCTTCCAGCTGGAAATCCGTGGAGGAGAAGGTGCTGTTCCTGACGATGCTGATGACGAGTCAGGACCGGTATGTAAAACAGGTCGAGCTCCCTTTCATTACGAGAGCGCAGGAAACAGACCTGAACAAGCGTCTGTCTATGGTGTTCACTCCAGACGAGTCCGTACAGGAACGCTGTGAGTTGACTGCCATAGTAGATACCAAGGCGAAGAAGAAACTCGTTATCAGCGGCATGGCAGATGTCGTGAAGGACAACAAGGTCTATCTACTGAAATTCGTGTCTTCGCTCGCTCACAAGCATTTCCTGCAATGTGCCTGCTATATGCTGGCTACCGGGTTAAAGCAGGGTGTTGTCTGGAATATCCGCGATAACATGATGTATGAAATCGAGATTCCGGAACCTGACAAGTTCCTGGACGCGGTAATCACCTGTATCACGAAGCAGGTCTTTGCCAAGGCAGAAAGCTATACGATTTCCAAGGACTATACGCAGGACCTCGATACCATCATCGAACAAATCATGACCGATGACTCGCTGCCGGAATTCGATGTCGGCGGCAATGTCAAGGAAGAAAAGAAATCGGCTGATGAAGGTATCTCTATCATCCGCCGTGGTGAGCAGTATATCATTGTGGATGCTGCAAACCGTCAAATCGTCGATAACAGCGCCATGAACGGCTACGATTCGATTCTCGCTGCCTGTGAGGATTATGTCCGGAAAAACAAGCAGCTGGCAGAGGAATCCATGTCCAAGAAGGAACTGCTCAGCGTTATTGAGGATTGGCTCGACAATCACAGGGATTTCGAAGCAGCTATGTCCAAGACCGAGGTGGATATCAAGCACCATATCGGCGAATATGCAAACTACGCTTCTCTTTCCACCTATGTTGTTCGTAAGATGCTCAAAGACCGTGGTCTTATCATCAATTTCAGCGAACGCCAGCTGTTGAAGGTCTGGAAGGAGCGGAAGAAGAAGGATACGAATACCGTGGAGAATACGCGGTACGAGGTCCTTGCCTCTACGCTCGAATCCCTCGTTAAGGCAGGGGTCGATGTCCAGCTTGAAATGCCGGAAGAGGAGAAGGTCGCAAAGCCCGAACCGGACCCGGAAGAAGAAAAGCCTCAATTCGATAAGCGCATCCCCTATACCGTTATTCGTTCGTCCCGGCTCTCTAAGCCCAACGATGTGCGGTATATTGTCGTCAATCTGAACGACAAGGACCAGGTGCTGGACGATGCAAGCGGATACGGATACAAGTCGATTTCTGCCGCACAGAAGGGCTACGGATATAAATGCCGGAATCTCACCAAGTACGGTGAAATCAAGCACTCGTCAAAGCCCAAAACCAATATCCCGGTCTCGCAGAGCCGTCAGCTCTCGTTTGGGGACTTCTAAGAAGGAGAAAACATCATGACCTACAGCGAAGCATTTTCTCTCTGGGTAGCGGAGGTGTACCGGAATCATGGCTATGAGCCGGATAACTGGTACGGGTCAGAGGTTGCAGAAACGCTGTACAATGAAGCCATGGCGACCTACAACGGTCCTCCCGCCACGATGCGGGATTATATAGAAGCTATCCCGTCTGCGGAAGAATTCGCGTATTTGGACTATGCGATTGAACGGCTGCACCGTGACAACATCAACCTGAACGCACTTTCCGATAAGGAACGCTGGGCTTTGATTGATAAAATCGTCGCAGAGTATCCACAGTACAAGAACGCTCGTACATCACGTGCCAAGCAGGTACAGCAGACCTCGATGCAGGTGACACTCGATGCCGAGCGTGATGTTCTCTTGCAGGCTGCTCGGCGCAATGCGAGCCGGTACAGTGAGGCAGAGGATGCCACAAAGGATTTTGTAATCGAGTAAAGGGGGCAGTAACAGAATGGTTAAAATTTACGGCTATAGCGATGATATCGTTTGTATCGAAAATTCTCGATACTTCGAGGATGAAATCGGGTGTTTCGATGTTGCCGGTGTTAGGCTCTTTCTGGACGACGGCACGATTCTCTTTGTCTGCTTCTCCTCCGGCGTCTGGCGCATTTTCATCGAGCAGGAAGGTTCCGCGCCGTACCGACACAAGGTTTGTCAGGAGACGAACGATAATGACTACAGCGATGAGTTTTACACCGAAGCTGATGTTGTTCGGCATGAAATTGCATCGGCGAGAAACTGAAGGAAGGTGAGACCCATGAATTTCTCAAAAATTCGTATGATGTTCTTCGATTTCGACGATACTCTGCTCGTCCATTATCGTGAACAGAAACTCGACGCGACTGCTGATGCACACAGGGCACGGCTACTGCGGTATGAGGCTGAGAACCGAGGCGGGTACAGGGTATTCGACGAAATTGGGGAAGCCAATACGCTTGTCCAGCATTTCCTCGAAAGCTGCGACGGTGTCCCGAAATACTGCATCACCCGTGTGCAGGACAGTATGACCCTGCCGTATAAAAAGCAGTGGCTTGAAATGCACTATCCGGGACAGTTCCTCGATGTCATCGGGACTGCCACACCAGAACGGAAGACCTCCGTCATGAAACTTCTGACCCAAGCTGCCGGTCTGAATGCTGCACAGGCTCTGTATGTAGATGACTATTACGAAGCCCTCAATGAGGCGGCAAAGGAAGGCTTTACGGTCATGACGGTACAGGAACTCATGCTGCGGCAATATACTGCGGAGCAATAATAAAGCGCTAAACCACGAACAAACTAAGGAGAACTACCATGAAAAAGATTCTGAAATTTCTTGCCGCTGCGGCATTTGCCGTCGTTGTGTACCAGCTTGTTTCGCTGCACCGCAAACGCCGTAAGATGGTAGAGATTGGTCAGCAGATTTTCCGGTGATACCTGATGGCGAAAACTCAGCTGACCCGCGATATTGAGGCCGCGCTTCATGCGTGGCATCCTTCCAGCTACGGCGGGTATCGGGTGGATTCGTTTCGTCAAGGGTTCGATGCCTTAGAAGTGCCGGTAGAATGCGGGTCTGTCAAATCCGGATTGGTCGATTTCGTCAGGGTTCAGGAATGCTTTACCTCCGAAACCAAATATGGGACCTGCAAACTGGCCTCGCTTATCGAAACGGATACGGATGTTTCGCCTGCTGTGATACAGGAAAAGGCGAAAGCAGCAACCTGCGTCAAGAATATTTCATCGCCGGATTTTTGCAGGGAGCACTGTTCCGAGCGATGGTGCCACTTCCACAAGACGAATCATCTGTATACGCTCGATGCCGTCATCACTTGTGTGGAAATCAAGATTTCCGTGAGCGATTTTCACTCGGCACACGGGCACAATTTCATCGGGCACTGCAACTACTATGCGATGCCCACAGAGCTATATAAGAAGGTCAAAGGAGAGATACCAGAAGATATTGGTGTCCTGCTCTATTATGACGGCATGAGTACATGCGGAATCCGAAAGGTGAAGGAATGTAAGCCGCACATTCTCTCGGAAAAAACACAAAAATGGCTGATTATGTCCGTTGCTAAAAAGCTGCCCCGGTTCGACATGAACTGAGGGCAGCTTTTTTATATATTTTTAGTTTTAGAAAGGACAAACTCATATGCGGCGAACCAAAGCACTGATACTCGTTGCAACATTGGCTGTGCTGACCAGTGTTGCAGCCTGTTCATGGCAAGCGGAACCTCTGCCTGCCGAATCAGCACAATCCGAATCCTCTCTCAGCACCTCTGAATCTGCGACGCAAGAAACAGCAGAAGAAGAACAGCAAATCCCGGACTTATCCGGCGTACCGGAACCGAGCCCGGAACCCGCTGCATTTCCTGAACCGTCTCCTACACCGCAACCAGAACCTTCCCCGGGTCCGACTCCCGAACCGACGCCTGCGCCGACTCCCGAACCTGCGGCAGCGACGTCTGTCTGGGGTGATGTTGCCCCTGCAGCATGGGGTCAAGCCTACGGCACGATTACCTGTGACGCGATTGGTCTGAACGCTTCTCTTATCTGGGGCGATGACCAGAGTCTTTTGAATCAACGCGGCGGGGTATATCAGTATCCGGGTTCTTACCAAGTCGGCGTGACCGGAGGGCATCTGCTTTGCTCTCATAATGACAGCGTGTTTTCTCTGCTGCAATATGTCAGCATAGGGGATAACTTTGTTGTGGACACCGATTACGGCGAGTATGTGTATTCCGTCACCCTGGCAAAACCAGGCTATGTGTCCTCGGACGCGAGCACCGTGATTGCGGATGACGGCACTGTCCTCGTTAATTTCACAGACGGAATCGATAAACTTATCATGTATACCTGCTATCCGTTTGGGTATTACAGCCCAACGAATCAGAGATATGTGGTTCAGGCTGTTTTGCAAGCATGATTGGAGATGTAGTTTTAGGATGCAAAAAAGAAAAATCCGAAAATTCCTGCATTACACAGGAACTGTCTTTATTCCGCTCATCATTGCTATGATGGGCGTTTTGTTTTGGGTGAAAGTAATGAACGACATCGAATGGCTCCTTCTTTCCCCGAAACATGTCGCGTTCGGCTGCGTTGCGAGCCTTGGCTTGGTTCTTTGCTGTATTTATGCGGACAGGATGCTGTGCCATGAGGTTTCGGATACGGTTTGAGTATTGCATGTTCTTGCGATACCGGTAAAATAGAATTGTACGATAGATACCAGATATCTTACAATTCACAATTTCGTTTTTAGCGGACTTATCCCTTTCGGGGGATGGGTCCGCTTTTTTTATTTGAAAGGAGAACAAAACCCATGCAAACCAAACACGAATTTCTTCGGAGAACTGCAGCGGTAATTGCTGCGTTCTTCACACTGACATTCACAGGCTGCGGTCAGACACCGGAATCTCCGGGAAGCCTTCCTGTATCCGGGGTCGTCTCAGAAACTACCGCACAAAGCGGTCAGGAGACGGCTGGCGTATCGGAAGGCGGCAGCTTTACCATCCATTTTATCGATGTCGGGCAGGCAGATTCCGCCCTCGTTATATGTGATGGGCACTCAATGCTCATTGATGGCGGCAATGCCGATGACTCGAACCTTGTATATTCTGTATTACAGCGTGAGACAGAGGGACACTTAGACTATGTCGTAGGAACACACGCCCACGAAGACCACATCGGAGGTCTTTCAGGTGCCTTCGAGGCTGACACAGCCGATGTCACCTTTTGTCCCGTAACAGAGTATGACAGCAAAGCATTCCGGAACTTTAAGGCTCGTGCGGACGAGAAAGGCGGCGGTATAACAGTTCCGGCAGTGGGGGATACATTCACCCTAGGGGAAGCCACCGTCACCGTTGTGGCTGTCAATTCCGTGCCTGAGGACACGAATAATACTTCCATCGTAATTCGCATTGTCTACGGCGATACATCCTTCCTGTTCACAGGCGACGCCGAACAGGAAACGGAAGAGAAGATACTCGAATCCGGCCAAGACATCGAATCCACCGTCTTAAAGGTCGGACATCACGGGTCCAGCACCTCCACCTCTCAGGCGTTCTTGGATGCCGTGAACCCTACTTATGCCGTCATATCCTGTGGCAAGGACAATAGCTACGGCCATCCGCACAGCGAAACCCTCGCAAAGCTGGGCAGCGCGGGAGTAGAGGTGTTCAGAACGGACGAACTCGGTGATATTTACTGCACCTCTGACGGTTCGGAAGTCACCTTCTCGTATGGGGAATACCATAAGGACATCGAAACCTCTAGCGCCGAGGTGGAAGAATCGCAGCAACCTGACACGGTAGCTGAGACCTATATCCTGAACACGAATTCTCTCAAGTTCCACCGCCCTGATTGCTCTTCTGCATCTCAGATAAGCGATGCAAACAGGGAGGAGTATACCGGCACAAGAGAGGAACTTATCGAGTTGGGATATACGCCTTGCGGATATTGCAAACCATAAGTATCCAATCAGCATCCAATCCATATAAGCCTATTTGAGTAGTACACGGGATGTCCCGCTCTGGACGAACCGGGTTCAGGAACGCGCCCTGGCTGACTCGAAAACGGCAAACGCCGATAAGGTACTAAAACGATAGCAAGTAAATCAGTCGCTGCCTACACAAATGGGCAGCGATTTTTTCTTGCCAAAATGTGCGAACCGAATAGAATGGGTATTGTACGATAGATAACATCCCATATCGAAAGGGTTTTATGCCTTTCGTACAATTCACAATTTCGCTTAAAGGGCGGACTTCTCGTTTCTGAGAGGTCCGCCCTTTTTTGCGTCAAAACAAAAAAAGGAGTGTAAACACCAATGTTAAGAGTTTTTACAATCGTCGCCAATGAGGTCATTGGCTTATCCGCAACGGAATGCACACTGATGCAATTCAGCTACAATCCGGAGCAAATCCATGACCCAGAAAGCGTCCTGCGCAGTGCTGTCATGGACTATCTCAAGACGGACGAAGGCAAACGCCGGTTGGAAATCAACTGTGGTTGCTGGAACTGGGGCGATGTCGATGACATTCCCGGCTCGTTCTTCTTGAACTATGGTCTGGCTAAAATTGCGCCGCCGGATGTGAATGTTGTCGTTGACCGCAACGAGAGTTTCATGGATGACTACGACGATTGCACGGAAGAATAACAGAAAGGACATGAAAAAATGCGTATTTATAGCGCAAACAGCGTATTCATAGAAGTTACGCGTCGGTGCAATATGTGCTGTGCGCACTGCCTGCGCGGAGATGCCGAAAGCATCGATATTCAGGAGAAGTACATCGATGCTTTTCTCGACAGCTTTGAGACGGGAGCTTATATCAGCTCTCTTACCTTTACCGGTGGGGAAATCTCTCTGAATATACCGGCAATTCGATACACCTTGAAAGCTGTCAAAGAGCGCGGTATCGCCGTTGGAAGCTTTTATATGGTCACTAACGGAAAAGCCGTCGATAAGATGGCTGACCTTGCTATGGCGAGTCTGGAGTGGTGGAATTATTGCGATGACAAGGATGACTATTCGTGTGGTCTTTGTATCAGCAGCGATGATTTCCATGAAGAAATTTCCAGCGAAAGTGCAAGTATTCTCAGTGGTTTGAAATACAACCACGATGATAAGGTGACGGACTTTCACAAAAATTATCTTCTCAACGAGGGACGTGCTAAGAATCTCGATTCGAATATCTATAAGAAACGTGAACCTTATGTAGATAAGCTCGAATACGAATTCAGCAAAACCGGCGGCATCGACTTTTACAGCGGCGAGCTGTACTTGAACGCCATCGGTGATGTCGTTTCCGGCTGCGATTGGTCCTACAAGTCGCAGAAGAAATATCGTTTTGGTAATGTAATGAACAAAAACTGGCTGGAGAACATTTCCAACAGCGAGTTGTACATTGCAAGCTAAACCATATCACTTATACATTGCCACTGTTTTCCTACAGAAACGGTGGCTTTTTTAGAAAAGGAGACCACAAATGACTGAAACAAAAGACATGTTTGAACAAATCAGCGCCATCTTAACCGATAAGAAAGATAAGCCGTTTTCCTATGAGGAGCTTGCAGCAATGCTCAAAACTGACCCTGATGCCCTCAAAACCTTTGATGAGGTCTATAAGACACAGGTTCTTGAAAGCGGAGAGCTGCATGAAAATATGCTCCAGTGGGATACAGCTACAGTCAAAGCAATTCTCGACAAAAAGGTCTACTTCCCACCGGAACTCAATTCGCTCATTGACCGCATCGTCACAGAACTGGTGCTTGAAACGCGTCTGTACATCTACAACGCGGAACGCGGTGGCTATTATGTGACATACTCTGCCAACCGCGACTTTATGACAGAGGTTACAAACGAGGAGTTGAAACGCTACCCCGAAGAACTCCGTCCGCAGCTCACCGGAAAGTTGATGAAGATTGACATTTCTGAGCCGTCGTACAAGGAACTGCTTCAAAACTACGCAGGCTACAAGAATGCAAAGAACGACAGCACAAAAATGTTTTACTACAACATGTTCCGTCAAGGTCTTGACATCCTCGACCTTGATGACTTCACTTATCAGATGCTTGAGATGAACCCCAACTCTATGGGCTTCTGGTTTCCTCCTCTGGTAGAGGGATTGTACGGCAGCGCATTTTTCAAGGTTCCGGACACAAAAATTCTTCGCGTACCTATCACCATGCTGCAGCTTACCCGCCTTGGTTTCGAGACGTTGAATCCCGTTACAAAGGAAATCGTGAACCGTTATTGCCAGAAAGTCTTCCATCTTGATGGATACGAAGACTATTTTATCAAAACGGGCACGTATTCTTCCAAATACGAATTCCGCAACGCTCATATCCATAACCCGAAGGAAATCAATGAGATGGGCGAGTATTTCTTGTTTTTGAATCATCTGACATGCTCGATGGCATCCCCTCTGAACAATCGCTGCTTCTACGGCGCGAACACCACGAACGAGTGGGTCGTCAGAGAATACATCAAGGACAAAGAAAATAACCCCACCATCTACAACGGTTTGCCGCTGCACACTGAATATCGCGTGTTTGTGGATTTTGATACAAAGGAAATCCTTGGCGCAAGTCCTTATTGGCGCAGCGATGTTATGAAGAACGAATTCAAAAAAGTCAGCAGCCCACAGGAACGCCATGATTATGTTGTCTACAAGATGCATGAAGACATTCTGAACCAGCGTTACCACGAAAGCGTTCAAACTGTTCTGGCTGAGCTGAAGAAGGTTATTCCTCGCATTGAGTTGACAGGGCAGTGGAGCATCGATGTGATGCGCAATGGTGATGACTATTACATCATCGACATGGCTCTTGCTGAACACTCCGCTCTGAACGACTGCGTGCCAAAGAACCTGCTTCGAGCTTATCCGCAACAGTGGCTGCCGGGGGAATCGAATAGCTAACAACAACTGACTAATAACATTTCAGGAGGTAAAATTATGGCCACTATTAACAACGTGAAACATCTGACAGAAGAAGGAGTATATGAATTTCTTCACAACCCGAACGAGAATTATTTTGAGGGGTTCGCGGTAGATAAGGAACCCGCTTTCTATTGTCCACGCAACTGCGAAGATGGAGCGTATATAAAGCTCTTCAAGGCTCCGGTTAACAGTAGGATGACAGAACTGTTTATGCAGAATTTTAGATGGAGCGCACGAGAAGGCTGTTACAACACGCCGCTCCCTGAAGACTGCACAATCAGCTTTAAGCGTGCCGGATTTATTGCCGATTCATCCAAGTTCTGGATTTTGTCGGATTATCTTCTTAAAGTTTGCCCTAAATTGAAACCTGAATTAGCAGATTTTCGTCAGCAGTTTGAGCAGGCGTTCTGCAAGAAAATTCTCGATGATTTCAGTATAAGCCAAAGCCTTATCAATAGCAAAGAAGCAGAAGAACGTGCAGAGCAGTATGCCATCTATGCTATGCTTAAAAAAGAACCGGTTTACCATGAATATGTACTTCAAGATGCAATGAGCATTGTTCGCAGTTTTGGCTTTAGAAGCATGGCAAACTATATTCTTGACGCGAATGATTATCTTGAAAGTGCATTAGCCAATCTCAAAGATAGAGTAATAAGAAGCTTTGTTTTTCAAGGAGTTTGGTACAGCAGACGAGCATATGAATTTCCTAAAAAAGTTGAAGCAGCAAGACTGGCAGATAAAATTGCACATACGTTCATTGCTGACGACAACGAGTCTCAACGTATTGCAAAAAGTGTATGTGCATATTGCTCACGGGAACTTAATGATAGAAAAAACATGACCATCACGATTGGAACCGGCGATGACAACGGCATTTCCGTTAAAGTTTCTTGCGATACCCTGCTTCATTACGAGCCAACATCCAAAGAGGTTTTTGTCAATGTCAAATCCGCAAGCAAGAACGAACGCGAAAAAATCAATCAATACGTAAAAGACAACGGCACTTTTGTAAGCGAAGACCTTGTTCCAATGAGCCTTTTACAGTCTGTTGTCTCCTACGGTTGGGAACATTGGAATCGAGACTTTCCTGAATAATAATCCTAGATATTTGTATCACTCATACAAGGCCGGAAAACTACTGGATTGATTTTCAAAAGCAATAGCAATCGAGACCACTGCCCCGAAAAGGGTAGTGGTCTTGTTTTTTGCACAATACTTACCATAAATTACCAGAAAGAAAAACATTGTGTATCTGTGCGAATTGCATATAATACAAAATATAGAACGAAAGGCATCAAAAAATATCGTTGGTCGGGCAAAATTCGACCGAAAGGCTAGGGCAGGCTCAGTTTTGAACCTGCTCTTTCTTTTTATCGGAGGCTTTATGTCAAGCAAAGAAGAACGCATGAACCGCAATAAAAGCATCATCGAAGATTACAAAAATGGAAAGCCGATTTTAGAAATCGCGAGGGAATATAATCTTTCAGAAACGATGTGCTACAAGATTCTAAAAGGTACGCAGGAGCCGCCTCGTTATTTTGAAAAAAAGAGGAAGAGACTTACCACTCGAAATGAGCAGATTGTTAAACAGTATAAAGGCGGTATGACGGCCAGAGAATTGGGCAAGATGTACGGCATTTCCATGCAGCGTATTTATGCAATCTTGCATTCGAGCGGAGAGTACGAAAGCCAAAAATACAATCATATTGAAACGACTCTCAAAAAAGAGAAAAAGATGCGGAACCAAACTTTTCTTGATGCTTACAAGAAAAATCCTCGAAAATCGATTATCGAGTTGAGCAGGGAGGTAAATATCAGCCCTTCACTAGGTTACCTTATCCTTCATCAAAATGGGATTTACCAGTATAACGTAAAAGCCAGAGCTAAGGAGAATAGCGAAAATGCCGATTAACAAGATTACCCACGTGTGTCTAACTCATGACAAAGTCAGAGCACGAAATGAAAAGATGCTGGAGGATGCCAAGAACGGTATGTCCCAGGAACAGCTGGCCGAAAAGTATCAAATTTGTGTTTCTACTGTCCGATATAGTCTGAAGGACTTTTACAAAGAACAGGCCCGGCAGAGGAAAGCAAAGAAGAAAGCCTGGCAAACCCAGATGATTCATGAATATGAGATGGGCGCAAAATCTCCGGAGCTCCAGGAAAAATACGGCATCAGTGGAACGCTCTTTTATCGGATTCTTCATGCGCACGGAAAGAATGGCCGACAAATCCACAGCCAAAACCGTATCGAGACTGGCAAGAAAAGAAACGCCGAGATGGTCAGGAAATACAAAAACGGCGTTTCTGTCAAAGAGCTTGCGGAAGAATACGGGCTCAAAAAGGGAAGCGTATATCGCGCCATGAAGCGGTATAGTCCAGGCCCAGGGAAAAGTAAAAGTTGTCAAAGTGAGGAATAATTGCATGGCTGCATCAAAGAAAGATGTTGCTAAGCAGCAGGTCAAAGAAGACCGCGAAAAGGTTCGGGAAATGTATCTTTCTGGCAAAACTGTCAAGGAAATCGCCAAGGAAACGTATTTTTCAAGCTCTTATTGCTATGCCATGGTGAGAGACCTAGCAAAAGAAAAGAATCTTGCAAAGAAAGCAAAAAGAGCACCTCTCGACGAAGCTATGATTCAAGATGCGAAAGCCGGGATGACGGTTGCTGAAATCGCAAAGAAGCATGGCGTGACCTATCAGCAGTGCTACTATACTGTTTCTGAATACGCTCAAGCTACGATTAAGAAGAACAAGAAAAAGCAGTCTGCTGCCACGAAAGTTCGCAATGCGGCTATGTTGGAAGATGCGAAAGCCGGAATGACTGATAAGGAAATCGCCAAAAAATACTTTTTGTCTCGAAGCAGTGTCCGTACCGTCCTTGCAGGGCATTTACATACAAATTCCAAAAAGTTGGATGAAAGGCGCAAGGCGATTCTTGCGGATTATGAGGCAGGAACGTCCTCAAAAGACATCTGTGAGAAATACGGTATTTCAAAATCCACTCTTTACAAGGACATGCGCCAAATTGGAAAAACCTGTCAGGAATACTATCACAAGGCGCTGAAAGACAAGACCAATCAAAGGAATTCCGATATTCGAAGCAAAATCGAAAGAGGGGTCTCGGTCAGCACTATTGCCAAGGAATACGGAATCTCTAAAACGGCGATTTATGAAACGTTTCATCAGGAAAATGTCAGAGCTGGGATTTTACAGAAACGCGGCCGTCCGCGAAAAAACACGGAACGTAATGCACTGATTGCTAAACGCCACAGGGAAGGCGAGAAGGTGCAGGCGCTTGCCACTGAATATAATCTCTCTGTTTCGACGGTAAACACTATTTGCAGTAGAAACAAAAATCAGAATATAACCTCATATTAACAGGCTGCCATTTGGCGGCCTATTTCTTTTTTAGGAGGAAATGAAATGACAGACGACGTACGTAATTTAATTCGATTTGTGGTAGATGGCGATATTCGAAACGCGCAGACTCAGTGCCGAATCATGCTTGAAAAGAATGTACCCGAAAAGGACGCCAGGTTCAAAGAAAACGAACTCAGAAAGTTGAATCTTCTGAAACCGGAACTGATTCAGCTGCCCGCCAACCTGGAAAACCTCTTGATTGCGGAGGATGCCACGAATTTCCCTGAGAGCCGGTTCCTGCTCCGCGAGGAGGAAGAAACAGTCATCAACAAGCTCTTGGCCACCAGAAAAGCAGCTTTAGCCATCAAGGAGCTTGGCATCCACTATACTTGCTCTTTGCTTTTGACGGGCCTTCCTGGTGTTGGTAAGACTGAATTGGCCCGCTACATTGCACACAAGGCGAATTTACCGTTTGTTTTCCTGAAATTCTCTGGCCTTGTCAATTCTGCTCTTGGCCGGACACAGCAGAACATCGGCAGAGTGTTCGATTACGCAAAGCGCACGCCTTGTGTTCTTTGTGTTGATGAAATTGATGCCATCGGAATGTGCCGTGGCAGCCGCGATGATGTCGCTGAAATGAGCCGCGTCACCATCGCATTGATGCAGGAACTTGACCGGCTCCCGAATGACGTCATTCTCATTGGCACTACAAACCGCGTCGATAACCTTGACGAAGCCCTCATTCGCCGATTCACTTTCAAACACCGCGTCAAGCCTTTAGGCGACGATGACATGAAAGAACTGTGCAAGAAGTTCCTTGCTTCGGCAGACTATCCCTTCACGGAATCCGAACTCGACGAACTCTGCCATTCGCTCCGTGAGCAGCGGACTGCCAGCGCCGTTGTCAATGCCTGTACAGAACGTATCGTTGCACATATCGTATCGCAGCTGCCTGAAAATTCGGCAGATGCCGTGTAAAAGTATGATAGCCTGGGAAGAAAGCCCTCGTCAGTTTAAGATGTCCAAGCAACTCGATGAGGGAAAATTCGGAGAAGACTTGGCTCGCAAATTCCTTAACGACCCGATTATCAAAGTGAATCATGGCATTAGCCATTACGATGACGTGACTCAGGATAAATCATATCAAGACAAAGATACCGATTTCATTGTCTGGAAGAAGAATGGTAAGACCTTTGGCCTGGAAGCGAAAGTGGACAGTCACAATACCGGAAATTTCTACCTGGAAACCTCGGTGGACTACTTCTCCATGGTGCCTGACGCTCTGAACGAACAACGGGTAGCGCGGCGGTATCGGGATGGCATCGACCCTTTATGGCACACCCCGGGCTGGGTATACAGGAGTGGTGCGGACCAGATTCTCTATTATTTCAGAACCACGCAGCTGCTTTACATTTTCTCCCGCGTTGATGTCTGGTTCTATGCTGAAAAGCTGATGCGCGGTGGAATCCATCTCGACCCCGGAATCAGAAAGCCAAAAATGTATTCTGCCGAAAATATCAGTGAACGCAATGGTTCCACTCTCTTCTTTGCCAACGGCTTATGCGTGAATGCAGAGCAGACATACAAGGCTTTAGGGGCGCAAAAAAGAGTCATTAAATACCAGGTTGAGAACCCGAATTCAGACGTCCCAACGTTCAGCTTTTGCCCTTTCAAATTATGAATTTTCCGCTAACAATCGACAAAAAATCACATTTCAGTTCAGCGGAAGAGTATAATTAAAGTATGGAAAGAGAGGACAAAAATCATGAACCAAATCAACGTTGTGACGATTGGAAAACTCATTGAAGCACATCGAGACGGTGACGAGCAGGAGAATGACCGTGCCGCACGAATCATTCGAAGCAGCTATACGGGTGACTACGGTGAGCAGGGGAAAGTTGTTCTGGATGAAGCATGAAATCTCAGAGACCGGCATTCGAATGCTCAAATATCAGGAGCAGCTTGCCGACGAATACAAGTACAAGCCCATCCCACGTACCTTCTTCAAGGATGTGCGGGCAGAATTTGAAGAAACTTTGCCGGAATGGTGCAATATGTCCGGCAATACGACCAAACTCGAAACCAGAAGCGGCACGGTCATTGCCAGCGGGTATAACCGAATCGTGATTGGAGACTATGGCGCATTCGTTGAGTTTTCGCATGCCCAGGCAGATATGCGTCATCTCAAAATCAAAGAGGGGCAGAGCTATCGTATCGAAGACCCTCGCTATGCTGAGCACGTCAAGTATCTTTGGCTCACGGCGGACGATGACTCAGACGTGAAAGTATACGACCAAAAACGCTTGGTTGAGTACGCTGACTACAAGCCGGGGATGCTGTATGTCAGCGTGTACGAGGTGTTTCCAGCGGAAACTGATGCCGGATTGTTATAACGAGCACTGTGCTTTCGACAGCAAGCCAATCAAGCGTACACAATGGGTGCGTTTTCTTGGGAAGGACTAACCATAGGGGCAAAAAGATTCCATTGCCGACCTGTACGCGAAAAGTGGCGCTGTGGTTTCCATGGTAGGTTCGGCTAAAGATTTGCTAACTTTCCTGCAATCTGCCGGAACCACAAAGCATTTTTGATGCGCTTGCCCCAACCACTAGATATAGTGGTATCTTAATGTTTGTTTACAATTTAGACACTATATATTGTGTCTTTTCATTGACCGGATACCACATATATGGTATAATACAATTGTTCTCAGGAAGAGGAACGGCTCCTGAGACATCAAGGTTTTCCTTTCCCCAATCTTGGTCGCATGGCTTCATTTGAGCTGACACAGGTGAAGCGTTAAAATCATCCGTTTCATAGTAATATCCTTCCTTTCTTACCTCTTTATTTCCCATTTGGCGCGGGTAACTCCGCGCCAGCCGTTCAAACAAACAGCCTCCACGCGGCGGACGGTGGGCAACAGATGTTTCCGTGTTCCTGGCATCTGGCTAATGTTTGTATTTGCTGGTTTAGCTCAGCTGGTAGAGCAACTGATTTGTAATCAGTCGGTCATCGGTTCAAGTCCGATTTCCAGCTCCAGACGATTGTGAAAAATAAAGATGCAATGTACAGTGCAATATAGAATAAATCTTATTGTGACGCTGTTCATGAATAAGGTTCTATGTTGCACACATTTCATAAGTTTTTTTCACGCAACCAGACGCTATCCGTTGGATGTATCGAAATCACATGATACGATGCTATACACAACATCTGGCGGACAGCATGCCACCCATTAAGGCGGCCTCCTCGTGGCGGGTGGTGGACAGTGACTCTAGCAGTTGCTGACGAATGTCTTAAAAGCATGCAAACGTACGAGCATCCCCGTCAAGTCGGGGCGCATCCAGACGCGACACAGCCGTAAAGGCGAGATTGCTGCACGGCAACTGGTAAGTTTCGCCGCAGTCTCACACACAGCCCAACGACAACCGTTAACCCGATTTGACAGGGAATCAACGACAGGGCTCAAAATTTGAAGTTGACCAACGCCCAAGCGCTTTCTTGGATTCTCACGCATAGTCAACGATGAGATTCGCAAGATTGTCAGGTGGTGTAAAGATGGCGTTCGGGGCCGACTACCTCCTAAACGAACATCATGGCGGGGCTAAGTGAGGGTTCACCCGCAATCTTATGCAGGTATCGTATAACGGCTAATACTCCGCCCCTCCAAGGCGGAGACGCGGGTTCGACCCCCGCTACTTGCTCCACACGTCGCAGTCACCGTACACCACGACGTTAAACTGGTGAGCATGGTCCACATGTGGTCCGCTGTCGAATGCCAATGGACAGCCTATAAAAGAATCGGCAAACAGGTGCTGTGCCTGAGAGTATCCGAAAGTCCCGGTGTCAGTCGCGAATGAGACCGGAAAACGGCGGAGAGGGTACAATACAGACTTCGTCGGCGTGGCTGCCGAATGGTGCTGGACGCGGGGTTGGCTTCCTCGCTGAAGGGGTGATAACCAGCATAAAACACCCTGCCGTGCTAGTGTAGCTCAGTTGGTAGAGCAGCTGATTCGTAATCAGCAGGCCGTCAGTTCAAATCTGACTATTAGCCCCATTACCCGATGAAACAATAAATAGAAAGGAGATGAAACTTATGGAACAGGCAATTATCAATGTTGAAGGTACGACTACCATAGAAACCGCTGCAGCAGCAAAAAAGCTGATTATGATGTTTGGCAACCGGAACATCCGCGCCATCGCTGTCAACCGTGTAAACGACAAGAGCGACGAGGTCATTGTTGAACTTGATTTCGTACCGGGTTTGGCACCGCATCTGCACGGCTTCACGCTTCAGGTCAATGGCTTGACCTGCGGTTATGCTGGCACCGGTCCTTCCAATCTGTATGAAGTCCTGCAGGCGGCTGGCGTGAGTGAAGCTCAGGTAGCACGCGAGGACATCACCCAGAAGAGCACAAAAACCATTCCTCTGCGCCTGGAACGCGCCGTGACTCAGTACGGCGACTTCCAGTTTGCGTAAAGCTATTTGGCGGGCTTGACCCGCCATCATGGAGGGATAGCTTAGCTGGATAAAGCACCTGCCGCAAAGCAGGGTATCGATGGTTCGAGGCCATCTCCCTTCTCCATCCAGATACCCTTTCGCTTCCTTTCGCCAAAGGTATCTGGGGTATTGTACTGCATTGCGTGTAGTACGGCCAATCAGGCGCGGAACTCCGAAACCATACCACGAAGAATTTTATCCTCTCCGCGCAGCATGGACATGCGATTTTACGGGGATAAATTCAAACCGAAATTGTGTCGAGTGGCGAAGACGGTTGCGGCACTGGCGAAGCACATATCTGCTTCGTCAACCATCTATGAGAAAGCCTCCACGTGGCAGATGGTGGGCAACGCAGCAATACTGCGGCTGATTTCTCTCCGAATCGGTATCTGAATAAATGCAGATAAATAGACGAAAAAATCAAAAAAGCAAAGGAGTACACAGCATGAGTAATCAGAAAATCATCAAAGCAATCGCAGGGATTGCAGCAGCCGGTATGATGGCAACTTGTCTGCCTGTAGCAGCATTCGCAGCCACCGGTGACACCTATCATTTCTCTTTCAGCAACGGTTCTTCCCAGGACCTGGCTCCGGGCGGCTCTATGACGTTCCCGGCAAGCCAGTATGACTACGGCTACTGGATTACCCTGCAGGGCCACGGCGGTTACACCTACAACTATTATCCTGGTGACACTCTGCCGTACGATGCAGTTGACCAGTGGTTCACCGCTGACGGCATCACTTCCTGCTATGCGGCCGAAGGTAATCCGCGTTCCATCACCATCAACTATCAGATTGATGGCAACACGGTGCTGACCGAGACTGATACCGCTACTTTCCCCGGCAATGTTGACGGTCAGAGCGTTGAAGCCTGGACCACCGATTCCGGTGATACTTACACCGCATCCAGCAAGAGCCTGAACCACGACCGCCTGTTCTACTACCTGGGCGACGACATCCACGACAATGTCCTGACCCTGAAAGCCACTTCTGCATCCACTCCCGATGATGGCAAGGATGACAACAAGGGCAATGACAAGGGTGATGTTACCAACCCCGACGATAAGGGCGACAACAAGGGCGACAATACCGGCGACAGCGGCACCACCACTCCTGATGACAAAGGTGACGTTGTGACCCCCGACAAGGACAACACCGGTAAGGACAACACTTCTACCGGCTCCAACAAGGGCAACGGTACTACCACCACTACTCCGACCGCTCCTCGCAAGAACGTTGAAGTCTCTGAGCACGGTGAAATTGCCGCCGCTATTGCCAATGGCACCTGGGGCAATGAGTACACCGTCTGCACCAGCTGTGGCTATCACAACTGGACCCGCAAGGGTAACGTTTACGTCTGTGACCATTGTGGTCACGAAGTCCTGACTGTCAAGGGTGCTGATGGCGTCAAGGGTTATGCTGGCACTCTGGCTGGCAATGAACCCCAGTACGCTTCTACCTCTGAAGCTCAGGCTGCTGCTGACAAGCGCGAAGCTGCCTATGCTGCTTCCATCGCTGCTCTGCAGGCACAGGTTGCCGCGCGTGAAGCTGCTTATGCTGCTTCCCTGGGCATCCACTAAATTTGCCATCCTCTGACTATATCCGATAATTTTCTCCTTGCATTGGGGCGGGGCTTCGGCTCCGCCCCATCCTTTTTTGGTCAGGTGTCCGAGTCAACAACCCCGCTTAAACCGGTCCGCCGATTTAGACGAGGCTTGCGGGGCAACCCGTAAGCCTGGTTGATTAGCCTAAGTCTGCTGCTCCGGCGGCAGGAAACTGCGTTGTGTACTAATAATATAGGCACCTTACTCATGCTCCACAAGTGGTGAGCTCTGCGGATGTTTGTTAAAAATCTCTGAGGGTAGGAGACGTGCAAACATCATACCGAAAGGTAAAACAGTACAACAACATTGGCGATGTGGACCACGGGGCGCAAGCCCTGACTTATCGATTCATTATTTACGAAAGGAGTACCTTGCATGA